AGGTTAGTCATTTCTATCCTTTGATTGGACTCGTGTTGGGAGTCATTTCTGGTGTAATTTGCTATTACTTTATTCCAGATATTATCGCAGCACCAAATGTTGTTTTAGCCATAATTCTTGGTGGTGCATCTGGTCTTGCTGCAACTGGAACTAATCAAATTCTTAAGCAACTTACAGATAAAAACAAAAAAAGTTAAAAATACTACATTTTGTGAAAAAACTAAACTTAATCATTAAAGTGAAAATTGCCTGCTGAAGTAAAATCTGGCAGGCTTTTTTTATTGCTTTAAAAAATTTTTATTTTTTTTGGCAGCTAGGGTACAAATCTCCCATTTGACCTTTGTAAGGAGGTTGAAAATATGACTAATCAACAGAAACAACAAATTATAAAAATGAGAGATGAAGGTTTAGGTTACGGACTAATTGCTAAAGAATTAAATCTTTCTAAAAGTACCGTCAGTACCTTATGCAAGAAATTAGAAAACGGAGCTACTTATTGTCTTGAATGTGGCAAGAAACTAGTTCAGATTGAAAACCACAAAAAAAGAAAATACTGTTCGGATCAGTGCAGAAGATCTTATCTTAGAAAACATGGAAACAACAATAAAAAAATGACATTAGAAATTGAATGTCAATGCTGCCATAAGACTTTCAAAACCTTCAAAAGTCTAAATAGAAAGTACTGTTCATGGGATTGCTATTTAGAGAAACGTTATAAAGGAGGAGAAAGTGATGAAGGCAAATGAAAGTAATTATTTAAACGCAATGATCCAAGCGAAAACTATGGTGAATATGGGCCTAATTACTGAACAAGAGTATATGAAAATTGAAACGAAAATGGCAAAAAAATATTCATTAAATTCGTTGAGTATATATCGCCTAAATGACTTGATATTATCTCCTTTTAGAGTGATTAATATGATACCAAATTCTAAGGAGGTAAATGAAGATGGCAAGCATTCAGACAATTGAAAAACAAACCAAAGTTCCTAGAAAATTAAACGTCTGTGCCTATTCTAGAGTATCCTGCGATAAAGATACAATGCTTCATAGCTTATTTAATCAGGTTAATTACTATTCACGTTACATACAAAGTAATCCTGGTTGGAATTATGTAGGCGTTTATTCAGATGCAGGTAAAACTGGTACTAAAGGAAGTCGTGGAGACTTTGAACAGATGTTTAACGATGCCAAAGAAGGAAAAATTGATATTATCCTAGTAAAGTCCATTACAAGATTTGCAAGAAATACAGAAATTACCCTTAAATGGGTTAGAGCCATGAAAGATATCAATGTAGATATTTTCTTCGAGTCAGAAGGAATACACACACTTTCATCCGATGGCGAGATGCTTATTACCTTATTTGCAGGTGCAGCACAAGAACAATCTAGAACTTGTAGCCTTAACACTTTATGGCGAGTAAAACGGAACTTTGAACAAGGAATATCCTATGGTGGTAAGGATTGTTTAGGTTACAAACTAAAGATGCATACATTCACGATTGTTTCGGAAGAAGCTGAATTAGTTAAAAGAATCTACAACCTTTACTTAGAAGGAAATGGGGACTGCAAAATAGCAAAGATTCTAAACAACGAAGGACTTAAATCAAAGACTGGTGTTCTGTGGCAAAAGAATGCAATAAGAACAATCCTAACTAATTATAACTACACAGGCAACTTAATGCTTCAAAAAACCTATAGGATTGATTACCTTTCAAAACTTACGAGAGTCAATAAAGGTGAAAAGGATATGTACTTAGTTGAAGATAATCATGAAGCTATTATAAGCCTTGAGACCTTTGAAAAAGCTCAAGAATTAAGAAAAGCCAGATTTAATAGAGCAAGAAAGGAAAGCGAAAAACATTCATTTACGGGAATTGTTGTTTGCGGCAACTGCGGTAAGAATTACAAATACAAGAAGACCAACGGTAAAGGTAAATACGAATGTGTTACTTATAACGACTTAGGGAAAGATTACTGCCTTTCAAAAGCAGTTCCTGAAGAAACACTTATGCTTGATATTACATACCTTCTAAAAATTCCAACATTCGATGAGACAAAGATGAGAGCCAAGATTAAAAAGATAATTGTTAAAGAAAACAATATCCTTGAAGTTCATTTTGTTAACGGTAAGGTTGAAGTGATCATTTGGAAAGATCGTTCAAGAAGCGAATCATGGACTCCAGAAATGCGAGAGAAAGCAAGACAACGTAATCTTCAGAAAGGAGGAAAAGAATAATGGGTAAAATTACAGTTATTCCTCAAAAGGTAAATCCTATAACACATTTGCCAACAAATGCTATTCAGAAGAAAAGAGTAGCTGCTTATGCGAGAGTTTCTACAAAGCAAGATGAACAAATCAATTCTTATGAGGCTCAAATCAAGCATTATACCGAATACTGCTCATCAAGACCTGATTGGACTTTTGTTGGAATGTACGCCGATAAAGGAATTACAGGTACAAGCAGAAAGCATCGTGCTAACTTCAATTTAATGATTAAGGATGCACTTGATGGAAAGATGGACATGATTGTTTTGAAATCAGTTCAACGTTTTGCTAGAAACACACTTGATACAGTAGGACTTGCTAGGCAATTGAAAGAAGCAGGAGTTGAAGTTATTTTTGAAGAAAACAACATATCAAACTTCGATTCAAATGGTGAACTCAATCTAACTATAAACGCCAGTATAGCACAAGAAGAAAGTAGAAATATTTCAGAGAACGTAAAATGGGGTAAGGATAAGAGATATAGACAAGGAATAACTAGCGTTGCTTATTCAAACTTTCTAGGTTACGACAAGCATCCAGACAATCCAAAAGTAGGATTCATAGTTAATGAAGAACAAGCAAAACTAGTTAGACTTATTTATAAACTTTTCATGAAAGGTAAAACAACAACATGGATTTCTCAATACCTTGAAAAAGAAGGAATTAAGAGCCCATCGGGTAAGGATAAATGGAGAGTTTCAACAATCGAAAGCATGCTCAAAAACGAAAAGTACAAAGGTGATGCTCATATCAGAAAGACTTTTGTTAAGAACTATTTAACACATGAACTAGTTAGAAACAATGGAGAGGTTGAGAGCTTCTACGTTTCTGAACACCATCAACCAATCATCAATCCTGAAGAATGGGAAATAGTACAGGTTGAAATGAAAAAGCGAAAAGAACTAGGCTATACCTACAACTGCACGAATACATTTTCAAGTAAATTAATCTGTGGTGATTGTGGCGGCTTCTATGGGAAAAAGAAATGGCACTCGAATACCGTTTATGAAAGGTTTGTTTACAGATGCAATGCAAAATATAATAAGGACAAAGACCAATGCCTTACTCCAGCATTATCTGAAGATGTAGTTAAAGAGAAGTTTGTAAAAGCATATAATTTGGTAATGAAAGATAAAGATAGAATCCTAGAAGATATCAATGAAGTGATTAAGTTATTAGCTGATACTTCTGAGCTTGATGCAAAGGTTGTAGAACTTCAAAACAAGATGGAAGTTATAAGCGGCTTAGTTGATAAGATGATCAAAGAAAACACTAACACTGCTCAAGACCAAGTTGAGTTCAATAAAAGATATGAGGAGTTATCGATTCAATATGAAGCTGATAAAAATGCCCTAGATAAGACTTTAGAAAAAAGAGCCTATAAACAAGCACAAGAAATCAAGATGAAAGCATATCTAAAAGAAATTAAAAAGGCAGATAACTACCTGCCTGAATGGTCGATTGATTTATGGATGTTGATGGTTGATAGTGCTATTGTAAATAGAGACAAAATGGTAACCTTTAAGTTAACTAGTGGAACTGAGATAACGATATAATTTGAACAGCTACTCAGTGGAGTGGCTTCTTTTTTTATGTTTTATTGTTTATATATAACAAGTATGATATAATTTATTTAAGAATTATTACATTTTAAATTTTGAGAGGTAAGATACAAATGGATTTAAAACCATTATGCCAAAGAGTTGCTGATAGATTAGGTATTGATCCATTAGAGATTAAATTTGAAGAGATAATTGATGATAGCAGACTTTATATAAAGGAAGAATATGTAGCAATAAATAGTAAGTTTGAAAATGATTATGTAGAATGTGCAAAGGCCATAACTCATGAATATCGACATGTGTTCCAAATATTCTATGCTAACATGTTTAATGATGATCGTGATAGAAGATGGAGATCAGAACTTTCCAATCTTGTAAATACATCAAATATGAGTGACAAGGGTAGTAACTATATTAGCCAGGAATTAGAGCTAGACGCCTTTTCTTTTACAAAGTACTATTTAGATAAATATGAGTCAATAAGGATAAACAACAAGATTGCTGGATATGATGAGATAATTGATAAATATATATCGATAAATTATAATTTTTTATAGATCTTGAATGGAGGTATAAATATGAAAGCATGGCTAATAACAATTAATCCTGATAAATGGACATGGCCAGATTTTGATAATGTAGTTAAAAACACAAAAGACGGTGTTTCTAAATATAAAGTTGATTGGACATGCTCTAATACACATGTTCAAATAGGTGATCGAGTTTTTTTGATGCGACAAGGAAACTATAAAAAAGGAATAATGGCAGCTGGACATGCAACAAAAGCTAGTTTTTTAGCTCCTCATTTTGATCCTTCAAAATCAGCTACCGGACAAACTGTTCCGCATATAGAGGTGGAATTTGATTATATATTAGATCCATCATATGATGACCTGATTGATCTCAATAAATTAAAGTCTGAATTACCTAATCAAACATGGTCTCCTCAAAGCTCTGGTATAGAAATAGTCGAGCCAGTATATCCTGAACTTGAATATATGTGGACTATGCATATAGGTATATCAAAAAATATTTATAATTTACTTAAAGCTCAGAAAGATATTAATCCTGATAGTCATGACGGTAGTTACGAACTTATCAGAACTGTCATTCAAAAATATTCAGAAATGAATAGCGATACTGGTCTCGATTCACTAGATTATAATGATTTAAACTTAGTATATTTGGCTACAATTGGTACATGGGCAGATGGATTGGATAAGAAAAAAGAACATGTCAAGAGTTCCAATTTGCCTCAAACTGCGAAAAATGATTTGCTATTAATTTTAGATAATCTTTGGGAAAATGCTAAAAATTCAACATACTCAAATAGTAAACCTGACAACCCATCTCTAGGTATGTTTGGTTCAGGATTCTTTTCGTTCAAAAGTAAAGTTGCTATCGATACGCCTAAAAAGATATTAGATCTATTAGTAATAATGTCTAGTCTTACTTCTGATGAAGAAATTATAACAAAATCACTCGAACTTGGAAATTTGGATTTGTCAGGATTGGGATTGGCGTCTATATCAGAAATATTGCATTGTTTATGGCCTAATGTTTTTCCTATTTCAAATAATAGAGTAAATCATATTTTTGATCTATTAGGTTTTTCATTAAATAATTCAGGCAGCATCTCAGCCTACTTAGAAAATGTTTCTAAAATAAAATCATTTAGAGATTTCAATTTTGAGTTTAAAAATTATAGAGTACTTGATATAGTGGCTCAAAGATTAAAGACAACAGACATTGATTATATTTCAGTTTTAGAATATTTAGAAAATAACAGATCAATTCCATTTGAAAAAATAACTGCTGGAATGGCTCAAACTAGAATTGATGAACTTAACAGTATAAAAGATAAAGGCAGAAAAGCTGTTGCTGAAATGAAAAAAATGGCCAAACTTTGTGCTGATAAATTTGGCTTAGATCATTGCAGCGGAAATAAGTGGTTAGATGGTTCAAACACAAAAACACGTAATTATTTATGGACTATTCTAAAGTATTCTGCATATGAGAACAAACCAGAAACTATCTCATTGTTTGTAGATGTTGATGATAAAAATGTTGTAAGATATAGATTTAGTTTAGAAATTCAAAATGATAAAGCAACAACAGAAGATTTTAATAATCATCATAAATTTTTAGATTATTCTGTTCCACAAGATAGCAATCTTGTTTATGTTACAGGCTCAGATCATTCTGATAATATTGCCACTTCGACTAAAAATGCGCAAGAGTTAAAAGAACAATTAGCTGATGGGACTATATCAAAAGTTCAAATTTGTAGAATTGTTAATAAGAGAGCAGGTTTAACAAGCGAGGAATGCGAACAGGAAATGCTTGAAGCAGTGAAAAACTTGCTTCCGTTTTATGAGATTGCTATAGGAAAAGAATCTTCAAAACCAATACAAAATGAAACCATAGAAATTAAGAGGGATGTAATTATGGATACAACCAATAATAGATTAGAATTAAATACAATTTTATATGGTCCTCCAGGAACTGGAAAGACGTACAACACAAAAAGGTATGCTGTAGCAATTTGTGATTTTGGAGGAGATGTTGAAACTTGTAAGTCTGCAATGCCGAATTACAAAGATGTTGAATCTAGATATGAACAATTAGAAGAAGATAATAGAATTGCTTTTACAACATTTCATCAATCATATGGATATGAAGATTTTATCGAAGGAATTAAACCAGTAAGTAAAATTGATACCGCTGGGAATCATTATGTTGATTATCCGATTCAACCTGGCTCGTTTAAAGTATTTTGTAATGAAGCTACTAGATTTGAAATGAATAAAGAAAACTGTGTCTTTATCATAGATGAAATAAATCGCGGGAACATATCAAAAATTTTTGGTGAGTTAATTACATTGATTGAATCGACCAAACGTATTAATGCAGATGAATCAACATTTCTTCAATTGCCATATTCAAAGGAGTCTTTTGGTGTTCCCAAAAATGTATACATACTTGGTACAATGAACACTGCTGATAGATCTATTGCTTTAATGGATACAGCATTAAGAAGAAGATTTAATTTTATTGAAATGATGCCCGAAACATCTGTACTTAATGAATTAGGTGCGAATAAAGTTGTATTTAATGGTAAAGAACTTGACGTTGTAAAGATGCTTAATACAATAAATGATAGAATTGAAGTTTTGTATGATAGATCACATACTATTGGTCATGCTTTCTTTACTTCTTTAGCAAAAGATAGTTCATTAACGAATTTAAGATTAATATTTGAAAATAAGGTGATACCTTTACTTCAAGAATACTTTTATGATGATTATGAAAAGATTCAATTAGTACTAGGTGATAATGCAAAAACTGATAATAGATTCAAGTTCATAATTGATGAAACTAATAGAGCAAGTTCTATTTTTAAAGGCTCAGTAGATGAAAACAATATTCCTGAGAAAAAATACAAAATACAAAAGGAAGCTTTTAAATATATAGAGAGTTACTTAGAAATAATTAAATAGGAAGGTAATCTCTATGAAAAAAATATTAGAAGTTAAAGAGTTTGATAAAATCACTGGCAATCCGGATTATAAAGAAGATTCAAATTATAAATATTTAGAAGAACCAGCGTTTCAAAATCTAATTGACTTCATAAAGGAATATGTAGCTTCTGATAATAACGACGATGCATTTGATTGCTTTAAAGTAATAACACAAAGGGGTTCTGGTGACTTAGTCATAACAAAAAAATATGTTGGTCTAATTCAAATGAAGAATGGATATCAAGTAGAAATTTTACCTAAGATATCTATGGGTGGTGTTGATGATACTAATAATAGGGTAACAAAATCAACTTTTATTAAGATGCTTAGATGCATGGATGATTTTCAAAGTAAAGTTTTTAGCTCAGCAAACTTGAATATCGATAGAATGAATTTATATGAGATATTCATTAACATGTATCTTCAAGAATTAAACAGTTTAGTAAAAAAAGGGTTAAAATCGACATACATAACTGAAGAAGACAATTTGTCTTCCTTTAAGGGCAAGCTAATAATTAAAGATCAAATAATCAAAAGCATTACACATAAAGAAAAATTCAGTGTTGTTTTTGATGAGTATCAAATAAATCGACCTGAAAATCAACTGATAAAGTCAACTCTTTTAAAGCTTAATAGAATTACTGAAAGAATTGAAAACAAAAAGAATATAAGTCAACTACTTACTTACTTTGAAAGGGTAGATGAATCTATAAATTATGTTTCTGATTTTTCAAAAGTAATAATTGATCGTACTATGACTGACTATGATTTGTTATTGAAATGGTCAAGAATATTTTTGATGAATAAGAGTTTCACAACTTTTTCAGGGGAAACAGTTTCTCGTTCCCTATTGTTTCCTATGGACAAGCTGTTTGAAGGTTATGTTTCTAAAAACATGAAGAAAATTTTTGCTGAATATAATTGGAAGGTTTCTACTCAAGATAAAGGTTATTATTTATTCAATGAACCTAATGATCAATTTGCCTTAAGACCAGATATAGTGGTTACAAAACAAGATGGGACTTTGGTTATTATGGATACAAAATGGAAAAGCCTTAATAATAATGCGAGGGAAAACTACAATATTTCACAAGCTGATATGTATCAAATGTATGCTTATGCTAGAAAGTATGAAAAAGCAAATAATGGAAGTATACCTGAAGTATGGATGTTGTACCCATTAAATGATGAAGTGAGAAATCATGATCAAATAAGTTATACAAGTGGTGATGGTGTAAAAGTCCATATCTATTTTATTGATTTAACCGACATTAAAATGAGTATAGAAAAATTAAAAATCTATCTAATTGAGGGAACACAATGATATGGGAGATTAGATATTATAAAAATGAAATCAATTATAAATCTAAGATTCATGATTTCGTGGAAACATCAACAGGAAAGAAAGAGCATGTAATCAAAAGCGCAAAAGAAAAAATAGCAAGTCATAACTACGAAATTTACGAATTGGTACATATTAAAGCAGAGTTATATAATGTAAAAGCAGAAAATGGAGATCGATTTATTTTAAGAGCTTATATTCTTTCCAGTGGAGAACTTCAATTGGAAGGACAAGATTTCTGCGAATTAGCAGAAGAGTTGTATGGTGATGAAGAATATGAATATTACTATCTATTTGATCTTCAAAATACCAATAAGTTAAAATCAATTTTAGGGGCAAATGATCTGATTGACTCATTAGTTGAGTTTTATAAAGATGAAAAGTCTAGTGAAAAATTATTCAAACTTTGTGATGACAATGAGATAAAGTATAAAATACATGTTATATAACATAAATTAGACAACTTTTTAGCAGGTGTTGATACTGAAGAGCCAAGACCATCAAAGTTTCAGTTAGAGAATGCGGTGACTACTTTAAAAGAACTAGCAGAAAAAGGTAGATGCTCAATTCCTGAATACTATCAAGCAGAAGAACAAGTGTTAATGAATGATGGAACGTTTATGTGGGAGTGTACTTGTTACATTAGAAGCTGGGCAATGAAACACACTGCTTATGCAACATCAAAAAAAGAAGCCAAGAGATATGCAGCATACTTAGTTCTTTGTGATTTCTACGGATTACCTGATGAATTTAGTGAGGAGGATTAAGTAATGAGTAAAAGTCATGGAGTTTCTGGAAAGACTCATTCTCAGCAACAATTGAATAATTATTCTAATCAATGTAATTCAAATAATGCTGCAAATAGAGCTAACAACAATAATCATTCTAATCAATTAAATCCGAACAATTCAAATTATCAAGGAAATCAAAACACTAAAAAATAAGTAGACAGGTTCATGCCTCTTTCCTGTAATTAAAAAGAGGT